CCTACAGTGAGAGAGGGCTTCTCACTATTAGGCTTCCAGATAACAGCAGATGAGGTAGAATATGTAACTGTAAAGGGTATGCTCAAGCTTAATGAAGTGTTTAGTTGGGCTACAATGATAATCGAATTCTACTTCGGAGCACAGTTAGCTAAAGGTAGATAATATAGGAGATACACATGGACGAACTAATTAATAAAATTAAATCTATGAATAAAACTACTCTAGCAGTGATTGGTATATTCGCAGTAATTGTTATTGCTAATATGCTCGGTTATGGTGGTTAACTTCGGAACTGAAGAAGACCCTGTGTTTAGATTTGTTCACCATAGGATGAAGGTATGAATAAATGTTCAATAACAGCGTTTTTAGTAGGCATTACGATAACCGTATCAAGTTTCGCCTTTTTTGGACAGATGATGCAGATGCCAGGCAAGGCATTTCAAACAGGTAGTCAGATGCTTATGCCCCAACAAAACATGGTACAATCGCAACAACCATGCACTTGTATGTGTAAAACTGATTAGGGGATAGAGATGTCGCAGCAGTCGTACAGATTGAATAAATTAGCACAAAATTCTAACGTATCTTTTGAAGAACTTAGAAATTTAGTAACACAGCCAGGGGTACAAGCTACTGGTGGTGGTACAGGTTATGACCCAACTCAAAAATTTAAGATGGAAACTCGATTTGCCGGAGATGGTACTCCCTATAACGCTAGATTTGATAGTCCACTAATACCAGGACACTCCAACGCAAGTTCTAAACGTAAAGATACACTTGATGCTAAAAACTGGCAAAATAAAATTGATTCAGCTATAGATAATCAAGGTGAATCATTCAATCCAGGGTATATACGCCCCCAGATGAATGAGTTTATGGATTCTGAACCCTATCCCCAAGAAGAACTGGATGCAGTAGCCTTAGACCGAGAAAAAGCACAATATGAATCTTATAGACAAGAAGGTTTGCGTAACTATAGACAGAACTATCAATACGCACCTAAACCCAGTTTTAATGAAAGCTTACAAGCATTCCTACTTAGTCAAGGTGTTAATGATGAAAGAGCACAATATGAAGTGAACAGACAAGAAGGTTTACGCAGGTTCAAGAATTTACAGTTGAAGAAATAGGAAGTATTATGGCCTGTGCAAAACCAGTTAAAAAGATGAAGAAACCAACTAAACGTAAAACTAAATATTAGGAAATAATTATGCCAAATCATTCACCAGTTTATCAAAGTTTTGGGTCACAACCTAATGCTGCAGACTACAATCCGTACACCCAACAGAACCCTACTTTAGGTGATTTTATTAATCAGCGTATTGGACAGTACATGGAAGATGGTACTAGCCAGGAAGAAGCTACGGCTAATGCCATACAAGAAGGTACTATGTACAATAAAGGTGAGGGCCCACATCCTAGTGCTTTCGTAAATGAATGGGATACTAATCGGAATGATTCACAAGCTGGTCAGTACGGCAGACAAACATTTAATGAGTTTAGACAACGTGAAGAAGCTAGAGCTAACTACAACCCTTATGCGGATGTCAGAGAATCTGATGGCTTATCATATGGTGACTACACAAATCAAAGGCTGGTAGCTGAACAAACAGCAGCTCAAGATGCTGAGTTAGCTAGAAGTAAAGCTATGGGTAAGATGTATGGTGAAGCTGTTCTTGGCGACAGAATGAATGGCCTGCGCAACCTACAGGTTGTAGATCAACCAGGTATGCCTAAGCCTACTTACACAGGTAGATAATACGAGGTAGATTATGAAGCCCTTAGCAGGAACATTAGTTACACCGGATAACTCACCTATAGCTAATGCTACTGTGAGGATGATTGCTACTAGTAACACCACTGACGGAGCTCTTAGGGGCACTATGTTTGTGTTTAATACCACAGCAACAGGTACGTACGCAGTAAATGTATTAGCTGGTAGCTATAAGGTAGAATTCAGAAATCCAAATAAAACTAAATATATCACACTAGGCGATGTGACCATCGCCGCCAGTGACACAACAAGCGAGCCTCTAGAAGATATAGGTATTATCTAATGTCAGTGCTAGTGCAAGGCATACTTAGGTATCCAGATAACTCACCTATTGTAGGTGCGTCTATAAAATTTATAGCCAGTAAATTTATTTCTAGTGGAGTACCTATCGGTGCATCTTTAGAAATAGTTACAGACAGCATAGGTGCGTACTCTCAGCAGATTCTAGAGGGTAGCTATCATGTATTCTACAAACAAGCAGGTAACGAGTTATACACCCACGTAACAGATGCTCACCTATACGATGGTATGGGGGGTGTTGCACTAGGTGCACCTATTACTCTAACAGCAATAGTTGGTACAGTTATTGGAGCAACTCCTACGTATGCAGGGTGTGCTACAGTACCTGCTCCCACTGCTTTTACTGCTATCAGCGGATTCACTACTATAATATTGTCTTGGGAAGGTATTAACTATACTTGTCATGACGTTACAGAAATATGGGTGAGTGCTACTGATGTATTTTCAAGTAGAGTACTGCTCGGTACCACTGAAGCTAAGGTGTACAGTCACAGTATAGGTGATGATGGTATTAGGTATTACTGGCTTAGATTTAGAAACCTAAATAAGGACACAGGTAACTGGTTTAGTACTACAGCTGTGACAGGAAGAACATCACAAGATCCAGGCAAAGTACTAGCTAATTTACAAGCAGACGTCTACGCCTCTGCGTTATTTGCGGCACTAAGAAATAATTACAGTACTACCTTTGCACAAGATACTGCACCGACTACTAGAGCAAATGGTGATGCATTACTTAGTGGTGATGAGTGGATAGACACTAACGATTCTAATCAAAGATATGTGTGGGACACAACATTAGTTCCTCCAGCTTGGGCGATAAAGGTAAGTAAAGAGGTTACAGCAATACTTACAGATGTATCCCACGTACAGACGGTTGCTTCTGACGGTTCTAGGGGGTACTTTCAACCAACACAACCTTTAGCTACACAATCTAGGTTTAATGATATCTGGATTGATACGTCTCAGACTACACCTCTAACTATTACAGCTATCTATAGGTATGAGGATGCCTCTTCAGGAAGTACTGGTACACTTAGCTGGAGGAGTGCGCCTAGTAACGCTGTAGGTAAGTCTTATGTAGAAGCCTATAACACTAAAGCCATAGTAAATGCTCAAACAGTAACTTTACAAGAGCACTTTACTACGCTTAATGCTTTAGAGGGCCAGTATTCACTACGTATTAATGCTAATGGAACTATAGCAGGATTCGGATTATCAGCAGGCACAGAAGGGTGTCTAGTTAATGGTATATTAGATACTAGCTTAAATGAAGCTAGCTGTACAGGTACCGGTAAAGTGTGGGTGCCTGCAAGCAGTTCTTTCGTAGTCAATGCAAGTACTTTTGCAGTAACTGGCTCGAATGCAGCAGGCAGTACAATACCTTTTGTTGTAGATACTGTAACAGGAGAGGTGGGTATACAAGGCTCATTAATTGTAGATGGAACTATCACAGCTAATCAAATTGCAGCTGGAACTATCACAGGTGATCTGATAGCAGGTTCTACCATTACAGGTACACACATTAATGCAGGAACTATCACATCAGGGCACATAACAACTGGTGGATTATCAGCAGACAGCATAAATACTAGCTCTTTGTCTGCCATTGTAGCTAATTTAGGTACAGTTAACGCGGGCAAAATGCAATCTGCAGATGGGAAGTTTGTGATAGACTTAGATAATAAATTTATAAAGATCGAGGTGTAGTATGTTTGGTCATCGGTTACCGCAGAATATTTATGATAAATTAAGGAAGTTTGATAGGTTATACATAAATCAAGATAATGGCCGACCTAGAGTATCTAATGAAAAAGATACCACTACTTGTGCTGTAGTAATACAGAAAACAGATGTAGAGGTTAGAACCATTACAGATATTGAAAGAGATGAGATGAATACACTACAATTACCTTTTGTATTTGTAGGCTCTAACAAAGATATTTCTGAAGCTTTCTTGCCAGATCGTTTTACAGAAAATCACAGTTACATAAATAGACCCTTCTTACACGGAATATTTGACTGCTATTCTCTAGTACGAGATTTCTACTTACGTGAATGGGGGTTGTGGTTACCTGCAAATATCCAGCGTACTTTTGGCTGGTGGGATGAGGGTGAAAACTTATACGTAGATGGTGCACCTCAATATGGGTTTGAACCTGTAAATGATTTAAAAAGACACGACCTATTAGTAATGAAATTTGGCCCAGTACCTAATCATGGTGCGATATACTTAGGTGATAATAAAGTAATGCACCATATCGGTGGTAGGTTCTCTTGTGTAGAAGATTTAGGTAGAAAGTATAAGCAATCTATAGCGATTATCTATAGAAATAGATTCGTTGAGGAGCAGTTAACCTTGGGTAGTGATCACCCGATAGAAGGTGAGAATGCCTAAGAGATTATTCGCAGGAGTTATACCTAACACTACTATTGCTGCAGCAACTATCTACGATGGGCCGGATGACGCACCCATTGCTGACCCGCTTAATTATATTAACCGTGTGTACTTCGATACGCGCTTTGACTATATGCACGTAGTTAAGACTATACAGGTTAGTAAAGATTTTGTGAAAGAAGATGTCACTGCAAGTTGTGGTAAAAAAGGTAAAAACTGTGCAGACATACCTAGACAAGGTACTCGGGATTATAACTTAGGTGCACATGGACAAACGTATAAACCCGCTGTATTATTGTACGATACGGGGAGTAACAAGGCCATAACAGGAACTACTTTTATTCAGATCGTTTCTAATAATTCATTCCGAGTATGTAGTGTACGTGTAGACTCTAGTAATGTATATTTGAAAGAAAAATGGTTTGTAAGATCAAATAATCTTACAGCCATCTCTAAAAATTTCAAGATAGATATTTTAAACAAACCAGCAGAATAATGCCTTTACGAATATTTGAAGCCCGCCCTGAACGAGTACAGATTGGAAATGCTACAGGAGCACAGTTTGATACAGAAGTCCCATACATGAGACGTTCTTCAAGCTCTACGATAAAGTATCCCTTGAACAATACCCTTGAGACAACGGGGGATAGGCTAACCTACCGGTTTGATGGAGATGTTTATCATATTCACGCTGTTATTAGTTTTACTGTAAATGTAGCCACGATATCTACTAGCTAATGGGCTTACTTCTACAAAACAATTCTATTGTTCTAAGTGATGCGTCAGGTACTGAGAGATTCTCTACGGATAAGGAAATGCCACATCTAATGTTGAGCGCTTCTGGTAGCCTGAGTGTTGGTAATGTTGCAGGTACTGCATCGTATGTTGGGTATGTGGGAGAATCAGACAGTCTTTTTTTGTTCACAGGTTTCACTGCATCTCAAGAGACAAGACACACCCTAATCACACATTCTGGCATAGTTGCAGGCAGTGAATCTTTTATCACACCATTTATTACAGTAAGCTCAGGGATATTCCAAACAGGAACAGGGCAAGTGATGTCTGCTATGGGTAGTAGTATCTTAGACTTATACATACGTAATGATGGATATTTTGCAGGCTCCACAGTTTTACACGTAGAGGTCAGTGCAGGTAAAGTAGAGTTAGTTATCAAATCTGAAGTGAGCATATCGGGTAATTATACGGTTGTAGACCATAGTTATACAACTGGGGAACCCCCATATGATGGACAAGCTACGAAAACAGTTAGTTCAGGGCTGAACAATTCAGCATTTAATATAACATACAAAATTTATTACGGGAGATTCAATTGAGCATACAAGTATTAGGATTATCAACAGATTACACTACCAACGTTACAGAAGTTAAAATAGAGATTACAGAGAATGTGGGTAGAGTTGCACGTGTAACAGACACATTGGTTGTAACCATTGCAGGAAGACATGAGAGTATTAATGATGAGCTGATGGACGAAGTGTACGATGAGTTAGAAGCTAATGGTATAAGTCCATTCCCTGTGGATGCTTCGATAGCTTAATGTTTAAACTGACGTTATTCATAGAACATCATAGAGTACGTATAACAATACATAGTAAAACTCTTAGGCACGCCGGTTTTACCATATCGCGCCGGGAGTTTGAGCAACTAGTCAGAAAGCCTAGGTTATTTGATTATGTAGACTCTGTCCACATAAATCAGAAGAACAATAAATACGTTGTAGTTGAAGATGGTATTAAAACTTCGTACAATACTGTTGCGGATAGTACTATAGTGTCAGAGCTTATAACCTATAAGAGTGATTTGGAAACCAGATCCAAAATGTGGATGCGCAATAAAGGTATACCTTATGTATCTAAAGGTGAATCCTGCACAGTATCTAAAGACACACCAGCACCTAATTGCATATGGCTTATGCCTAGAATCAGAGTTGTTTTAGGATTAGATAAGCACATAAAGCCACCTGAATTAATAGGCAACATGCATGGCTGCCCTGTTGTGGATAGAACAGGTATGGTAGATTTTGGTACATCTAAAATAATTACAGATCATCCCATGCCTGACTTCAGCATCATTGAAAAAAATAGATTAGGTTACTTAATGTTAGAGCGTGCAGAAGACTTGTGGCAATGGATTGAGGATGAAGGCCGACTGGGTATCATATGGTGGTCTGGTGGTATAGATTCTACAGCTCTGTTAGTGGCGATGCTAAGAACATCAACACCTGATAGGATGCGACTCATCAAAGTAGGTATGAATCAACGGTCTATTGAAGAATACCCATCTTTTTTTGAAAAGTACGTAAAGAACTTACCCTACATGTTTGTAAGTCATAACGATGGTATGCAAATAGATTTAAATGCCTTACACATTACAGGAGAAATTGGAGATCAGATATTTGGGTCTGATTATCTACGTGCATGCTTTGGTGGGGGTGGTAGAGACTTTCCTGGTAAAGAACATTTTGTAGGTAATATAAAGGCGCCTTGGCAAGATGTTATGTCCCTGTTTGTAAAAGATCAACTAAAGGTTAAAGATTTACCTGCTACGTATCACTCACAGGTTATGGATACCTATGAGCTTCTTAATACTAAAGCACCCTTAGAGATCAAAACATTATTTGATTTCTGGTGGTGGAGTAACTTCAACTTAAAGTACACACATGTGTCTAACAGACTTCAGGTTAATTCCCCAGACGCAGTAACCGCAAGTAAACGCGTTAAGTCTTTTTTTGATTCAGATGAATTCCAAAGATGGTCAGTAAGTAATCATGATAAAAAGATAGGCGATACTTGGAAGAGTTATAAGACACCGTTGAAACGCTTTGTGTATAAATTCAATAAAGATCAAGACTGGTTTGATAACAAGACTAAAGTACAGAGTTTGAGAATGGGGGCTAATCCCCAGTTTTTACTTATGGATTCTAACTATAAACGGTTTGGTATTTCGGATAAACAAAAACTTATTACAACATATTTCGGAGGGAAAGATGGTAGGGGTTAATTACAAAGTACACACTATAGATGTGGGAGATAAAACTACGTTTAAATCGAATGTAGAGGATTTGTATAGCTACAGAGTAGATTGCTCAGGTAGAGAGGTTACTATTGAAGAAGGCGATAGCGCTTGGTGGATTGAGGGTACTGACGCGTATATGAGACGTGGACCTGACACTGTAGAAACTAAAGAAGCAGTCACTGTCATTAGAGGTTACGCTGGTAGAGATCAACGCATAGACATACGAGGCGGAACTAATCTACCTTATATTAATGGTTGTTCATCTGAGCAGATATTTGCACCAGTAAGACCTGGTGACCCCACACTACAATTACTTTACATACCACCACATGCTAAAGAACAGATGCACCACATACACTCTACAGCCAGGGTAGTTAAAGTATTAGAGGGCTCAGGTAAATCAATCATCGGTATGGACAATAAAGAAAGTATAGACCTATACCCTGGCATGATAATAATACTTGATCGAATGATACCGCATCACTTTGAAACAGAAGAAGAACCCTTATTAGTAGCGCCTATACACATTTGGAGTAGTACTTCAACAGAACAAAATCACCCCATGTTTCATGGGACGATACAGACGTAACGTGTTCCACTTTACTGCGGATTACCCCGTGTTAAAAGTATTGGAAGATAACTGGGAAAGTATACTTGCTGAATATCTAGCAGTAGCTAATCAAGTTATCACCTGGCCAGAGCGTCACCTGCACAACGATAAATGGAAAGCTTATGGTTTACTATTTAAAGGTGAATATCTAGATAACGATTGCCCACGTACAACTGAAATAGTACGCAACATTCCTGGGGCGTATATAGCAGGTTTTTCTGTACTAAAAGCTGGATGTATTATTAGTCCACATACAGGCTATACAGATAATGTGTTACGTACACACCTTGGTTTAGTATGCCCAGAAGGTTGTTGGATTAAAGTAGATAACGAATCTTACACCTGGAAAGCAGGTAAGGCTGTACTGTTTAATGATATGCTTCTGCACGAAGCTGCAAATGAAAGTGATGAAGACAGAGTTGTACTTATTGTAGATATACAAAAAGGTGAAGCATGTTAATCGAGAAAAACAATAACTTCAGGGAAGAAACTAATTTTATTACTGATACAGAGCGTCAGGAATTAAAGGACATAGTTTTATCTATGCAAGATGACTGGACACCCATATACCCTGCTGAGGGTAACTTCGGAGCTTCAGCCATAGTAGTTAAAGGTTTATTAGAAAAGCTCGCTAATGCTGGGATAGGTTTCTACCATTTAGGTGATGCGGCTTACACATTGAAGTGTGGGCGTAAACGTGTCAGTGAAATTGACTTTAAAGTTAGAGACAAATTAGTAGAAAAGGCTGGATGGATATTTAAACGAGTTTGTGATAAAGTTACAGAGATAACTGGTGTACCTTCTCAGTTATTCAACCCTAGAGATTTTACATCACCAGGTTTCCACGTAAGTACAGTACCGTTTGATATACCAGGAGCTGCTGAACTACATCAGGATTTCAGTGTAGTGCGCTACATGGATAATGTTGACGAAGACTCTATAACATCGTTAATAGTTTTAATTGAAGAGCCTACGGTGGGAGCATTTCTAGAGTGGGAAGATCCTAATAGCAGAAAGCTATCGCACTACTATTATAAGTATGGGTCACTACATATGTTTAGAGGCAGTTTATTCCATAGGGTAGGTAGTTACGAAACTAAATTAGGAGAACATCGTATTACCTTGCAGTGCCATATGTACTACGATAAGAAACTAAAGCGTAATTTCATATACTTCTAACTGCAGATAGTTAGAGGTATCCACATAAATGGGGCTAAAATTATGATAAAATCAAAAAAAATTATATACGGTTGTAATATGGTAGGATACTCACTATGAAGAGCAATACAACAGACTTAGACCTTGATCCAACAGAACTGGATACATTAGTAGAATGGTCTAACCCACCTAAGATTGAAGACCTTAAGCAAGACTTAACTGAAGCACAGTCGGCGCATACTGATCACATTATAAATGTAGATAGATGGTTAAGTGCTTTAAATGGTGAGCAAAAGCTTACAACTAAGCCAGGACGTTCTAAAATTGTACCTAAGCTTATACGTAAACAAGCTGAGTGGAGGTATGCTTCACTGAGTGAGCCTTTCCTATCTACTGATGACTTATTTAATACATCACCTGCTACCTTTGAGGATAAGCAAGCTGCTGAACAGAATGGTCAAGTACTTAACTACCAGATCAACTGTAAAGTCGATAAAGTTAAATTCATTGACGAGTATATACGTACTTGTGTAGATGAAGGTACAGCAGTTGTTAAACTAGGTTGGGAGTACGAAGAAGAAATTGAAGAAATAGAAGTTCCAGATTTTGATTTCCAACCGACTCCTGAAGCTGGGCAAACGCACCAACAGTTACATGCAATGATGCAGGAAGACCCTGAGAGATTTCAACAAGAAATTCCACCAGAGATGCAGCAAGCACATGAAATCACTATGCAAGGTGGTGCACCTGTAATGCCGATACAGGTAGGGACACATACAGAAGAACAAGTTAAAGTTATTAAGAATCAACCTACTATAGAAGTCTGTGACTACAATAATGTAATCATTGATCCAACCTGTGAAGGTGATATGGATAAGGCTGAGTTTATCATCTATAGTTTTGAGACATCTATGTCCCAACTCAAGAAAGATGGTAGATATAAGAATTTAGATTTAATTGATTTAGATAGTGGTAGTGCTTTAGTAACAGCTGACCATGCTGTTGATGATGACTCCAACTTCACATTCAAAGATAAACCACGTAAAAAGATAGTAGCTTATGAATACTGGGGCTTCTGGGATATTAATGATAATGGTGAAACAGAACCTTTTGTGGCTACTTGGGTAGGCAGTACACTTATACGGATGGAAGAAAACCCTTTCCCGGATAAGAAGCTACCTTTCATATTAGCTCAGTACTTACCTAATCGTAAGTCTGTATATGGTGAACCTGATGGTGTACTAATCGAAGATAATCAAAAGATTATCGGTGCTGTAACTAGAGGTATGATTGATGTTATCGGTCGTAGTGCTAACGGACAGATGGGCACACGTAAGGATGCATTAGACGTAGCTAACTACCGCAAGTTTGAACGTGGTGAAGACTTTAAGTTTAATGCTAACGTAGACCCTAGGCAAGCTTTCCATATGGAGACTTACCCAGAGATCCCAAGTAGTGCACTTAACATGTTAACTCTTCAGAATAATGAAGCTGAGTCTCTAACTGGTGTTAAAGCATTTAGTTCTGGTATTACAGGACAAGCATTAGGTACAACAGCTACTGGTATTAGATCAGCACTAGATGCTACATCTAAACGTGAGCTAGGTATCCTACGTAGATTAGCTAATGGCATCAATCAGATAGGTCGTAAGATTATCTCTATGAATGCTGAGTTCTTATCTGACCACGAGATTGTCAGAGTAACTAATGAAGAGTTTGTAGCTATCAACCGTGAAGACTTAGGTGGAAACTACGACATTAAATTGAACATATCTACAGCTGAGGCTGATACAGAAAAAGCTCAAGAGTTATCATTTATGTTACAGACTATGGGCAACAATATGCCATCTGAGATGTCACAGATGGTATTATCAGATATTGCTAAGTTACGTAAAATGCCTGAGTTAGCTAAGAAGATAGCTGACTACCAACCTCAACCAGATCCTATGCAGCAACAGAAAGCTCAGCTAGAATTACAGTTACTCCAGGCACAGATTGCTAATGAGACTGCTAAAGCTCAAGAGAATCAGGTTGATGTGGGTCTTAAGCAAGCTAAGACAGTTACAGAGAAGGCTAAAGCTAGAGGTATGGATAGTAAATCTGATCTAGATGACTTAGACTTTGTAAATAAAGAGTCTGGTGTTGCTGATGCTAACAAAGAAGGACAGATGAATTTAGCTCATGGACAGGAAATGCAAAAGAAAGAATTTGATAGACTATCAAATTTAGATAATAAAGCGATAGATAGTATGACACAAGAAGCTAATACTACTTATCCAGGATTATAATAATACTTACTGGGAGGTAAAGGTATGACAAATGAGGAACAGTTAGGGCATCTAGATGATAGTATGACAGAAGCTAAGCGTTTTATTGATATTAGAGATAGCATAGTTAAGTTGGAGAAGAATCGTGAATTTAAAAAAGTAATTACAGATTACTACTTTAAAGATGAAGCTGCTAGACTAGTTATGGCTAAGAGTTCTAGTCTCACAGAAGACCAACAAGTAGTTATAGATAAAATGATCTATGGCATAGGTTCACTCGCTAAGTTTCTAGATAGCGCTGTAGCTCGTGGTAACCAAGCAGAACAAGCATATGCTGAAGATGAACAAGCTAAAGAAGAAATCATTGCGGAGGGACTACTATAATGGCATTAGATAACGCATTAGGTATGACAGATGAGGAATTCTTAAGCCAAGACTTAAGCACTCTTGAAGACGAATTTGACAACCAAGAATTAGAGGCTAGCACATCTCAAGAAGATGAGCAGCCTACACAAGATACTGAAGTAACAGAAGAGCTAACTTCTGAAGCAGATGTAGAGGATCAGGTAACTGAGCCTCAAGACAACGCCCAGGAGCAACCTGAGCCAGAACCTATAGTAGCTGAAGACAGCCAACCTTTTGAGGATACTCAATCGGAGCAGGAACCAGAAGCTAAAAGTACTGAGCCAGCGTCTCTTGATACAGAAGACAAAGTAAGTGACACAGATGGGGATACCCGGGAAACACCTACCGTAGACTTCCAAGGAGCATATGAGAAGATTTTCTCACCGTTCAAAGCCAATGGCACTGAGATGCGGGTTGATACAGTTGAAGATGTAATGTCTTTAATGAAGATGGGAGCTAACTATCAGAAGAAGATGGCTGCATTAGCACCTAATCTGAAGATAGTTAAGATGCTTGAGAAGAATAACCTACTAGATGCTAGTAAGTTAAACAACTTAATCGACTTATCTAAGAACAACCCCGCAGCGATTTCCAAGCTAATTAAGGACAGTGGGATAGATCCTCTCGATATTGATACTGATGAAGATGTGCAATACACACCGAATGAGTACCATGTATCAGACAAAGAGTACAAGTTAGATGAAGCGCTTGAAAGTATTAAAGATAGTTCCACTTTCAAACAAACTATTGATGTATTGAGTACACAGTGGGATACTGAGAGTAAAAATATTATCTCGGATAATCCACAGTTTATCGGTATTATTGATGAGCATATGCAGAATGGTGTGTATGCTGAGATTAATAAGTTAATTACGAAAGAACGAGCTCTAGGTAGACTAGAAGGAGTGTCTGACATAACTGCTTATAAACAAGCTGCGCAATATTTAGCTAATACTGGTGTTTTGAATGATACTAGTACACCATCGGCTGCAGTTACACAACCTACGTCAGATGTATCAAGTAAGACTAAAGCACAGAACGATGCAAAGCTTTCCACTAAAAGGAAAGCGGCGGCATCAACAAAGACAAGTAGCAAACCTGCGACTTCTCAACCAGACTTCTTGAAGATGACGGATGATGAGTTTATGAAAATGGCTGCTGTCTAATTTTAAAGAAGCTTTATAGGAGAATATAATGGCTCAAGTATATGGAAATGGTTCCAACTCGACAATCGGTGCACAGGCACGTACCGATTTTTATAACAAAAAGGCGCTAATTGCAGTACGCGATAAGCAGTACTTCATGCCTTTAGCAGATGTTCAGGCTATGCCTAAGCATCATGGTAAGACTATCAAACAAGACGTTTACCGTCCTTTGTTAGACAATTTAAACGTTAATGACCAAGGTATTGACGCTGCTGGTTCTACATTAGATAACTCTAAGTTCTCTGCGTGGAATGCTGCTGGTGTTTTACAAGGTTCTTCATACGCTACTGCAGCAGCTGCGAATACTGCTGCTGGTTCTGGTGGTTTCACTTCACAAAACACAGGTAACCTTTATGGTTCAGCTACGGATATCGGTACGATTTCTCATAAGCTTCCTGCGTTGACTGAGAATGGTGGCCGTGTTAACCGTGTTGGTTTTACTCGTGATCAAATCACTGGTTCAATCGTTAAGCAAGGTTTCTTCACTGAGTACACTCAAGAGTCTTTAGACTTTGA